CTGGCTACAAAATACAGCACCTAACTACAGCGGCATGAAGGTGGCGCTCCAAAGCAGAGGCGCGCCGATAGCCTCGATGATGGATATTATCGGCGCTATAGACGGCGTAGAAGTCGTGGAATGCGCAGGAGTAGACGTAGCAGGATGGTGCGGCAGGCTCTGGGATGCAGTAGCAGCCAGCGCAGACGAAGAAATAGACGCAATCCCGGTGCATCACATATCACAGCCGGCGCTTGATCTCGCTGCAAATATCGCAGCCACAAGGCCGCTCGGCGACGGAGCGTGGGCATGGGACAGACACAAATCACTTGAAGACATATCTCCGCTCGTAGCTGTAACTATGGCATACGGAGCGGCTACAGCAGCAGATCGAAAAGAAAAGATATACGAGAGCGCATACAAGGACAGAGGAGTGCGCACAATTTAGTAGTTTAGGAGAGAAAACATGGCAATATTTGAAAGCCTGCGAAACCTGCGCAGACCCGTAATCATGTATACGCATAGCGGCGACTACGGCGTGAGCGTGGCACACATGGACGCAGCACAGCTATACCGCACTCAGCCAAATCTTAGGGCGGTAGTTAGCTTCCTTGCTGATAACGCAGCCCAAGTGCCAATCAAGGTATACGACAGAGCAAGCGACACAGATAGACCAAGGGTACTTGATAGCCCGGCGGCCTTGCTGCTTGCACACCCGAACCCTGATATGACGCCATTTGAATTTAAAAGACGCATGTACTCAGACCTATTGCTATACGAGAGGTTTTTGACACTTCTTATACCAAGCAAAGAGACTGAGAGCGGATGGGAATTGAGGCCTATACCGGCAGAGTGGATACGTCAATACAAAGGCAGCACTCCATTTGCCCCGGAGGCAATTATCATCGGCGTACCGGGCAACACGCCTATAGAAGTACCTGCCGATAAATTTGTGTTATTTCACGGATATGATCCGACAGATCCGATGCGACAGTATAGCAGAATAGCGGCCCTTAAAGAGACGCTATACGAGCAAGTCGAATCGAGTAAGTTTAGGCGCCAAATGTGGCAAAAAGGCGGACGCTTTAACGCCTATATCACGCGGCCGAAGGACGTAGCGCAGTGGTCAGACGAGGCCTATGAACGCTTCAAGGAAACATGGAAATCCTCCTGGGCCGGAAATGGAGAAAACGCAGGCGGAACACCTATCCTTGAGGACGGAATGGAATACAAAACGGTGCAGTTTAATTCAAAAGATGCACAGTGGGCGGAAGCCGTAAAACTATCAAGAGAAGACTGCGCAGCTGTATACCACGTAAATCCTGCAATGATATGGCCGGGCAGCGGCCAAACCTATGCAAGCGCAAAGGATAACGCCAGGGCACTATACAATGACTGCCTGGCGCCTATACTCATGCAGGCTACAGATAGAATCAACCTCGTAATACTGCCGAGAGTAGGCGAAGAGAGGAGCCACTATGTAGGTTACGACATCACTATCAAGACAGAGGGCACATTCGAGGAGAAGATTGCAACTCTATCCAGTGCGGTAGGCGCACCATTCCTATCCAGGAACGAGGCAAGAGCAAAACTTGACCTGCCTGCCATAGACGGAGGAGATGAGCTGATAACTCCGCTCAATGTGCTCACAGGCGGCCTGGCATCTCCAAGAGATACGGATCCGACAGCAACTAGATATAACAACGTCAGCGTGGAAGATATCCGCGCTTTTTTAGGTATTAAAGCATCTGATAAATGCGCTGCTTGCGGACATCCGGAGATAAACCACGGAGAAGAGGGCGAAAAAGAGCCGGAAGAGCAGCCTAAGGGCCGCAAATCAGTCGCAGAGCCTGATGAAGAGGATGCCAAGGTACTCGTAGAGGTATATAAGGCATTCTTTAAGCGACAGGCAAAGAGCATTCTGCCGAAACTCGGAGCAAAAGCCGAGTGGTGGGATGAGGAGCGCTGGAACAGAGAGCTGACAGATGATCTCTTCAAAAAGGCTATGGATATAAGTGTATCTACGGCCAAAAGGGCGATATCTGACCTCTGGGACGACGGAGAGTACGATCCGGACAGAACAGAGGCATATATCAAGAAAATGTGTCAGAGAAGAGCCGAGATGGTAAATCAGGCGACATATAAGGAGCTCATAGCTGCTCTTGATGCCGATGAAGAGGATGACGGACTCAAAGCAACACCTGAGGGCGTCTTTGAGAATGCCGAGGAGAACCGCAGCGAGTCCGCAGGCCATGCCTTTGCATCGGCAATCTGCTCATGGAGTCTAATGGAAGCATGCAGACAAAATGAGCGTGGCCAAAACGTGTTTAAGACATGGATAGTCACATCCGGAAACCCAAGGGCATCACACGCATCACTGAACGGAGAGACAGTGCAGTATGATGAGCCATTCTCGAACGGTGCAATGTGGCCGGGCGACATTGATAACCTCGATGTAGAGGAAGTGGCAAACTGCCAATGCATCCTGGAAGCAACAGTTATGGATTGAGAGGTGTAGTAATGAATATCAAAACAAAAACAATCGAGTTCAAAGCCGAAAACGGCCGAATAACGGGCTACGCGGCTACTTGGATAAGAGAGCCTGACAGCTATGGCGATGTAATAGCAAAAGGCGCCTTTGAAGAGTGCATCAAGACTCTAAAGGACGAGGGCAAGGTTATACCTTTGCTCTGGAATCACGACAGCTATGATATCAAGGCATACATAGGCACAGTCTTTGACCTTGAAGAGGATGAAAAAGGCCTCAAATTCGCAGCAGACTTCGACGCCACGGACGAGGCACAGAGAGCGAGAGAACTTGCCACTACAGGAAGAGTAGTCAAGTTCTCTTTTGCTTATGACGTACTCGACCAGGGAACCGTCACACTCGAAGATGGCCGCGAGGTGAATGAGCTGAGAAAGCTCAACATCCATGAGGTATCACTCTGCCTTTATCCGGCGAATCCGGACACAGGCATTATCGACGTAAAGGCTGCCGAGAAGGCAGGCAGAAGGAACTCCAAGGCAGATGAAGAGGAGCTCCGCAAGGTAACAGAGCTCCTGGGCTCTGCTCAAGCCATTATCAACGGCCTTCTGGCCGATGAGGAAGATCCGGAAGACGGTTCTAAAGCCAAATCAGAGGAGCAGGATACTGCCAATGATGAGGAGCAAAAGAAACGTGAGGATCTCATAAAGAAAGCAGACGAATTACTCAAGAAGGGAGAATAAAAAAATGAATCTCAAAGAAATGCTCAAGAAAGCTATGGAAAACATGGCAAGCGTAAAGGCAGCCGTAGAGGCTGGCGAAAAGACAGCCGACGATCTCAACGATGCTATCAAAGCAGTAGAAGAGATTAAGGCAAAGATGAAAGCTGCAGAGGATGCAGAAAACCTCATCAAATCACTCGGAACAAAGACCGTAAGCAAGGAAGAGGACGAGGACGAAGTTAAACACAGAAGCCTCGGAGAGTATGCAGCATCTGTAGTAAAGAGCAGCAAGGCATCCGCAAAGCAGAAATTCGATATCACTGCACCTGAATTCAAGGCAGCGGCTACCATGCTCACACCTGATAGCGTCAAGCCTGCACTGACCGACATCGATACGAGAATTGTAGAAGGATACAGGAGACCTCTTCTCATTGCTGATCTGTTCAGCACAGAGAAAATCTCAGGCTCCGCGCTGACATACTTCGTAGAGAGCGGCACTATCGAGGGTGGCCCGGACATCGTAGAAGAAGGCGGCAAAAAGCCACAGATGAGCTTCGGAGCACCGGAGGCCGTAACTGTAGCACTCGCAAAGATTGCATCATACATGAAAGAGTCCGCAGAGCTCGTAGAAGATGCTCCTTGGCTTGCTGATGCAATCAATGGCAGAGGCATGTATCAGCACGAGCTCAAAGTAGAAGACTACCTCGTAGAGACTCTCGCAGGAACATCCGGAATCGGAACAAGCGACGACCTGACAGCAGACGGCATCTTTAAGGCTATGATGGCTGTACAGAACAACAGCGGATTTGCAGCTGACGCTATCGTGCTCAACCCTGCTGACTACCAGACACTGAGACTTGCCAAGGATGGCAACGAGCAGTACTACGGTGGCGGATATTTCTATGCGCCTTACGGCACAAACGGAATAATCGAGAACCCACCGCTCTGGGGACTCAGAACAGTAGTAACAAGTGCAGTAGCACAGGGCAAGGCTTACGTAGGAGCGTTCAAGATGGGCGCGTCCATCGTTAGAAAGAGCGGCGTCACAGTAAACATCGCGAACACTAACGAGGACGACTTCATCCACAACCTCATCACTATCCTGATTGAGGAGAGACTCGCACTCGCAGTAAGAAGACCTGCAGCATTCGTAGAGATCGGCGGCTCCCAGGAGTCCTAATCTCAGAGACTTAAAGGGAGGACGGAGCAATCCGTCCTCCTCATTTGAGAGGAGCAAAGATCATGGCAACTAAGATTTACAACTGGAGAGGCTTTAACTACAAGATTGCAGACGAGGATCTTTCGAGATACCCGGGAGCAGTACCGGTAGAGAGTAAGCCAAAGAAGGAAGCTAAGCAGCCTGAGCCTCCGAAGGAATCGCCAAAGGCTGAAACCAAAGCAAAGAGCGAGCCTAAAAACAAAGCTCGCACAAGCACAAAGAATAAGTCAAAGAAGAAGGAGTAGCACATGAGAACTGCATGGGGATATGACGTAGAACACCTCGAACCGCTATTTAGTGTAGAGGAGTTTAACGAGATGACAGGCGATGCATACGCCGGAAACGAGCGCATAGAAAGCGCCCTCGCTGCCGCCTCACAGGCGATACGCAACTATTGCGGCTGGCACATCTGCCCGTCTCTTAGCTGCGAAGCATACCCTATGGGCGGCGGCAAGGTCATAAAGCTGCCTGCAAGCTACGTATCATCTATTAACTCGGTCACGGAATCCGATAAGGAACTGACCGAGGGACAGTACGAGTGGAGACCAAACGGCCTGCTACGTCGGACATGCTTTAGGAATTGGTCAGCGAGATGGAATAGCATAAGCGTTAAGTACGATGCAGGATTTGATGTAGATGCGCTTCCTGATCTCAAAGAAGCCATAAGAGCTATAACCGAGGGCGTGCTTGCCGTATCCGCAGGCATTACATCAGAGAGCGCGGACGGCGTATCCATCAGCTATAGTTCGAACGCTTCGAGCATAGCTGCAGCATTAACGCAGTCATACAAAAACATGCTCGAAATATACAAGGTGGTGAGTAGTCATGGCGCTTAGTTTTATGAGAGATAAAGTTATAGTCGAACGCGCCGCGCTGATTAACAAGAACGGCATGGAAGTGCGCGACTGGGCGAACGCAAAAAAGCACACAGTAGAAAGAGTGCTTATAACAGCGCAACCTACCTCGCGAGAATTCGGCGACAGAACTACTCAAGTAACCGACCGCAGAACTCTTAGAGCGTGCTACGACGCTGACATAATGCCGGGAGACCGCATTACATGGCGCGGCGATACATACGAGATCGACGGAGACGTGTTTCATACTATATCTCCGACAGGACGAGTAAGCTCAACGCGCTGCACACTTGCAAGATGGGAGGGATAATATGGCATCAAAAATCAAGATTGAGCACAACAGTCAAGGATGGATAGACGTATTTACCTCACCCGGAATGCAAAGCGCCGTAGACGCAGCAGGTGAACGCATAGCCTCAGAGGCTGGCGACAACTTCGGCTACATGGCCGGATCAAACAGCCGATTTACAGCAGGTGGCTTTGTATCTGCTCACGGCATAGTCGGATCACTCGAAGAGGCCACCGACAAAGTACTTACAAAGGCGGTGCATCGATGAGAAGAAGCAAAGATATAGAGACAGCCTTATACGAGCTCCTAAAAGAATCGCACTACAGCGCATCTGCGCACGCGCTGCCTGCAACACTCGGCAAAGCGTTGCCACATGTGCATGTAGTTAGAACTGGCGGATATGAGGACGACATGGTGATTGAGGTAAATCAAATAGACTTCGACACCTATGCATCTGACGCAGCAGACGCAATGGAGCACGCATCGGCGTTATGCGGATGGATAAGAGACCTCGCAGGCTCAGAGTACTATGTATCAAAAATAACGACACTGCCTTACTCAAATCCTGATCCGAGGCACCCATCACTTGCAAGAGTAACAGTAAAAGCACAAATCTTAACACGCACGGTATAGAAAGGAGAATATCAATGCCTTATACAAAAGATGTGCGCATCGGCGCACCGGAACAAAAAACCACAGGAGCAATCCAGTACGCACCACTCGGAACGGCTCTACCGAGCCTTTCAGACATCACCGCAGCTGGCGTAGTGCTCGATACTGCATTTAAGGGTAATGAGTATGTATCCGAAGACGGGCTCACACTCACACCATCGATGAGCACAACAGAAATCAAAGACTGGAGCGGCTCAACAGTACGTAAAGTACTCGAATCGTTCGACGGTACTCTCAGCTGGACGATGATATCAACCAATGAGAGCGCACTCGGCGTAGCATTCGGAGCAGACTACGTAACACACAACGATGCATCTGACAGCCACGGAGCACAGAACATGGTCGCGCTCGGCGCGCACCTTCCGGAAGCTCAGAGCTGGGTATTCCTGATGAAGGACGGAGATGCAAGAATCGTCATACTCGTACCTAACGGACAGGTTACAGAGGTTGGAGAGGTTACATTCGCAGCAAATGCAGCCGTAGGCTGGGAGGTTACACTCTCATGCTATCCGGACGCAGAGGGAGAATGCATCTACATCCTCACTGATGACGGAGAGGTAGAAAGCGCATAAGGAGGAAACATATGAGAAAATTTGGAACAGATAAACCGGAGCTAATGAGCTTTACCCTCGGAGATTCAAGTAAGGTATATAATTTACCGCTTGCTGCTTCAATGCCGGCTACCAAGCTATCTGAGATGCAGCAAATCTCGAAAGAGGGAGACGAGGCGGCCTTTGCCTTCCAACTTAATCTACTTAGAGACTACATCGGCGACGCGGTAGACACCCTGACCGCAGGAGATGTAAAAGCAATCTATGAAGCCTGGGTAGAGGAATCATCTAAGCAGGGAGCAGAAGTGGGGGAATAATAAGCCTCGTGCGCATGATAAAGAATCACGGACGCGCACTAGAATACGACTTGATGACGCGGACGGGGCGCACCCTCGATGAATATATGAACATGGGGGCTGCCGGGAAGGTAGCCCTTGTTTCATTTATTGAAAATTTGCCGATAGACTCGGCACTCGGCAAAGAATTGAATCCAAAGGATGAAGTTATACCGTGGCACAGCACACTCAAAACTAACATCATCCTTGCAGATATATTTGACGCATTTGTACGGTCAAGGACACCGAAGGGCAAAAAGGCCGCTACATATCCGCGTCCAAAAGGAAACCAAGGAATCGGAAAGGACGCAATCCCTATAAGCACATTCTGGGATTGGTGGAAAAAAGGGAGATAAGCCATGTCACAGGGCGGAGGAATAGAAGTCGCTCGAGCGTATGTCACCATAATACCTAAGACAGACGGCTCAGCGAGCAACGTAATAAATGAAGTAGCGACCTCGATGGGCTCCGGCGCTGATAAAGCAGGCTTGCTCGCAGGTAGCAAATTCACAGGCGGCCTTACGGGAGTACTCTCGAAATTCGTAGTACCTGCCGCAGTAGTAGGCGGCCTGGTAGCAGTAGGGAAAGCAGGCTTTAAGGCATTTGAAGAGGTGCAACAAGGCACTAACAATGTCATTAAAGCTACAGGAGCTACAGGAGCAGAAGCCAAGAAACTTGAAGGAGTTTATAAGAATGTAGCCGGCAGCGTAGTCGGAGATTTCGGAGAGATCGGCTCTGCAGTCGGAGAACTAAATACAAGACTCGGCCTGAACGGGAAACAGCTCGAGGAAGCCTCAGCATCTGCCATGAAGTTTGCAAAGGTCAACGGAGTGGACGCCACACAGGCGGTGCAGGATGTAACGCGAATGATGAATAACGCAGGCATCCCGGCAGACAAGTACGAGGAAACCCTCGATAAACTCACCGTAGCAGCTCAGGCATCCGGAATAGATGTAGGTAAACTATCTAAGACCGTAAACGACAACGCTGCCAGCTTCAAGCAGCTGGGCTTTTCTACTGATGAATCCATAGCGATGCTTGCTCAATTTGAAAAGAGCGGCGTAAACACCTCTCAGGTACTCTCGGGAATGAAGAAGGGAGTATCCAACTGGGCTAAAGAAGGAAAGAGCGCTAAAGAAGGCTTTGACGAATTTGTCAAAGGCGTAGCCGACGGATCTGTAACATCCGCAGACGCAATAGACCTCTTCGGAGCAAGGGCAGGCGTGGCCATGTTCGACGCTGCGCAAAAAGGCCAGCTGTCGTTTGAGGATATGTACAGCACTATATCCGGATCAGGCGGCGCCCTGGATGAAGTATACGAGAACACACTTACAGCATCCGAAAAAATGAGCCTCGCATGGCAGAATATCAAGATTGCAGGCGCTGATGTATTTGAGCCAATAGCGACAGGCATTAGCAATGCACTGTCAAAAGTGGTTATACCTGCAGTACAGGCACTACGCAAAGCAGTAGTGCCGGCCATGAAGCAACTGGGCGGACTATATAAAACATACATAGCGCCTGTAGTAGCACAAATAAAAGCCAGCGCGATACCTGTTATAAACGCTGCGAAGCCTGTAATCAAGGATGTGCTCAAGATTATACTTTCGGTCGCAAAGGCCATACTTTCGGTAGTGGGCCCGGTGCTCAAGCAGATAATCGCAATAGTCGCACCTGTAGTCGCAAAGGTATATCAGATTATACATTCGGCGCTGCAGCTGATAATGAAAGCTGTAAGCACGGCAGTATCTACGGTCAAAACCGTTATCACAGGCATATCGTCGATTATCGGTAGCGTAACTGCTACATTCAACAATATAAAGAATGCTATGACCGTACCGCTGCAGGCAGCCAAGACAGTCATATCTACGGTAGTAACAGCCGTGAAGACCGTCATAAGCGGCATATCGTCGATTATCGGTAGCGTAACTGCTACATTCAACAATATAAAGAATGCTATGACCGTACCGCTGCAGGCAGCCAAGACAGTCATATCTACGGTAGTAACAGCCGTGAAGACCGTCATAAGCGGCATATCTACAGTCATTACAAGCGTGACCGGAACATTTGCCAAGATCAAAACAGCTATGACATCACCGCTACAGACTGCTAAAACAGTGATAAGCACGGCAATATCCGGCATCAAAACGGTTATATCCGGCGTATCGTCTGTAATAGGCAAAGTATCAAGTGCATTCGCGTCAATCAAAGCGAAAATGACACAGCCTATACAATCAGCCAAGGAAACCATTAGCGGCATCATATCCAAGATTAAAGGCATATTTCCGCTCTCGATTGGTAAAGTATTCAGTAATCTCAAGCTGCCACACATTAAAGTGTCGGGCGGATCAGCGCCATTCGGCATCGGAGGCAAAGGCTCTCTGCCAAAGTTTTCAGTAAGCTGGTACAAAAAAGCTGAGAAACAACCGTACATGTTCCAAGAGAGAGTGCTTTTCGGGGCAGGAGAGAGAAACGACGAGATGCTGTACGGACATTCCAACCTGATGAACGATATCAGAGAGGCCGTATCAGAAGCGGACGGAATAGGCAACAGCGAGTTGCTCGTGCAAATTTATAGAGTACTCACATATATAGCCGAAAGCGACAAATCTATCAAGATAGATAATAGGGAATTCGGCAGACTTGTAAACGGAGTAATCTAATGGAGAGATTAGACAAAGTATATTACTACAACAGAAAAGGAGCTCTCGCGCTGACTGTTAATGAGTATCCGTATTTCATGGTACAAAAGACGGGAGAATTCAAAGACCATCTCTGGGAGTATGATTATCAATTCGGCGTATACAAGAGCTTCCGGAGAGGCAAGAAGTCGTACCCGTTCAGCATTGTTATAGCAAGCGACGACCTCAAAGACTATGATGCGCTCTGCGACATATTCGACGAGGACGTGCTTGCAGGAGAACCCGGCTACTTCATGATAAATGGATGGCGGCTTGATTGCATGGTGTTGCAGGCAACTCACGAATTCTACGGCACAAGAGACTTCGTGATTAAGTTTGAAGCGCTTGCAACAAATCCGGTATGGACGAGACAACAGACTCACACATATAACGGCACAGGCTCAGGCGGATCATCCGGAGAAGACCTCGGAAGAAACTACTCATTCAGAGACGACATTCTCGGAAGAGGTTACGACTACGGCTATGATGAAGCGGACTCGCATTACGCGATACTAAACATGCCTGGCAGCGATAACGGATACGAGCTCATCATATATGGCCCGGCCATCAATCCGACCATATACATAAACAATAAGCCTATACGCGTAAACGTAACGATATCCGAAGGTGAAAAGCTGAGGATAGTATCAAACGGAGCAACAAAGACCATAGATATTATACAACCGGGCAACATTACAGAGAGCGCATTCGTCTACAGAGACAAAGAAAACTCTCCATTCCTAACGCTCGGCAAGTCTAACGAGATTACATACGGAGCGCTCCGTTTTGAGCTTACAACTATCGAGCGAAGGAGTGAGCCGGCATGGATTTAATGTACATAAGAAATAGAGACGGCCAATATGATAGCGGCATACTCAGCAACTTCAAGATTGACGTTGATATATCCACGGACACTGAATACGTAACTAACGACTTCGAGCTACAGATGAACATACCCGATGATGCAGAGGAGCTCTACTATGTAGAAAACGAAGTATCGACAATAATCTATGCAGAGGGTACGGAATTCGGCGGAGAGATAACAGGTTACAAGATAGATGTAGGAGAAGGCCTCATAAAATATACAGGGCGTACCTGGCGAGGCCTTCTCGAGGAGTGGATAATAGAGCCGCCAGCAGGACAGGACTATAAAGTAGTATCCGGAAACCTCGCGGCCTCCATAAGGACTCTACCGCTGCCATCGGTCATAGAAGTACAAGACACGACCTACAGTGGCAATAGATTCCAATTTGATAGATACTGCACAACCTTCGCAGGCATCACCAAGCTAATACAAGCAGCAAACCCTGATCTAAGAATAGCCATAGACTTTGAGCAGGATGCAGGTGCATATACCGGAAAGGCAAGACTATCTATTGTGCCCGTCAGAGACATGACGAACATGGTAGAAGTATCGCAGGACTACAACGATAAGATACAACTGCAGATGACAAGAGACGGCAAAACTCCGAGACATCTAATATGCCTCGGAAAAGGCGAACTGCACGAGAGAGAAGTCATCCACCTTTACGCTGACAGCAACTGGAATATCACAAGGACGGCCATAGCAGGCGCACACCCAGTAGAGACATACGACTTTTCGGCATCTGAGGCGCTTCTTGCTGATGGTACCAAGCACTATCAAGAGCTTATAAGCAATCACAAACAGATAGATGTACAAATATCGGGACTCGATGTAAGACTTGGAGACATCATATCAGCAAGACATCATCTGATAGAAGAAGATATCCAGGCTGAAATCACAAAGATAATTTGGCACTGCGAAAACTTTGGTAATTATCAAGTCGAAAGCTACGAGTACAAAACGAAAGTGAGGATTTAGAACATGGGAGCAAAAATCATAACAGGCTACACCGGAGAAAGACACATAACACCGCTCGATGACGCAGCGGTCTATCGCTCTATATTTGGCCAAGGCATGTATATAACAAACGAGGGCAACCTATGCAGAGCATCGATGCCATCGATTAACGAATTTACGATCATGGATGGCCAGCTATCCATCCAGGGCGTTCAGACGAGGGTAACGCAGGAAACACTGCCTATAGACACTTGTGCATCCGGAAAGGCCCGTATCGATCTCATAGTGGCAAGATACACACATGACAATGATACGAGGATAGACAATGTAGCACTCATGGTGCTCAAAGGCACGGAAGTAGATGCAAGCAATACACCTGTTGTGCCGGACTATGAAGAGGGAAACATCAACGACGGAGCCACAACAGTAGACATGCCACTCTATCAGATAGATATGGAAGGTTCTACTGTTACATTCAAGAGGCTCGCTCCGGTAATCGACGCATCATTTTTCAGCGTCCTCGTACCTGACGGAGCTGCATCGCACAACGCTATATACCGCGGAAAATACCTCGGGGATAGCGTTACGGCTGAGCAGTACGCAGAGATACAATCCGGCCGCTTCCATGATCTATTCATAGGCGACTACTGGACTATTAACGATATCAACTGGCGTATAGCAGACTTCGACTACTGGCTTACCACAGGAGATACCGAATGCACGCAGCATCACGCCGTAATTGTTCCGGATACTATTCTGTACCAAGCGAAGATGAACAACTCAAACGTCACAACAGGCGCATATGTCGGCTCGAAGATGTACACAACATATATCGCACAGGCCAAAACGACAGTAAACTCAGCATTCGGATCAGAGCACATCTTAAATAAGAGATTGCATCTGCAGAATGCCGCAACAAATGGCTACAGTACAGGCGGTACATGGTACGACTCAACCGTTGACCTCATGAACGAGATCAACGTATACGGATGCAAGATATTTGGAGACTGCATCCAGGGTACGAACTGGGCAAACAGATACACGTCAGATAAAAAGCAATTCGCACTCTTTAGGCATGACCATACGGCTATGTGCGCAGCGCGGTACTCCTGGTGGCTTCGTGATGTCGCGAACGCGACTAACTTCGCGAGTGTCGGCGGCCATGGCGTTGCGAGCGCTGCCAGCGCGTCGAACTCTTTTGGCGTGCGCCCTGCTTTCGGAATCTGTTAATCTTTAATCTCCGCCCCTCGTGGGCGGAGTAAAGGAGTATAGAAAAATGAGCGTACCGAAAGGAAAGAGACGCCAATCAAGATTTGAAGCTCAGCACTGCTTTTACAAACTCCGCACCGAAGTGACAAACCTCATGCTGCAAGACTTTGGCTTTTCGCCTGAAAAGTACAAAAAGCAGATTGAAAAGTATAGAGAAATGCATAGAGCTGCGGATAATGTAGATGAAATAGTAGCGAGATATGAGAAGAAGTGCGAATCGTTTGTGAAGTGGTTTATAGACAAAGAGTGCGACACGGTGCTTGAGATACTCAGGAACATCGAGAGCGAATTCACACAAGGAAACTCTATATACCCGTCAGACACACCGGCCCGGATGATAGAGTATGTACAACGACGCTGCCATATGAACAATGCAATAGCACAATGTTATGTACTAAAGCAGGAAATACATTACATCATCCGCACGCTCCCGGTAGACATAAACAAATACAAACGCTTTGCAGAGATGATAGATAAACAGATCGCGCTATACAAAGGAGTGCGGCAATCAGATAACAGATTTGCAAGAAAAAACGGCAAGGCCAAAATGAGCAAAGAGGCTATAGCAGTAACAGACTCTATAGCAGAGCTCATATCAAAGATAAACATTGAATCAGAATAGGGTAGCCTTTGTAGACTGCGGTACAACTGGTGGCTTCGTGATGTCGCGAACGCGACTAACTTCGCGAATGTCAACGGCAATGGCAATGCGAACGCTAACAACGCGTCGAACTCTAATGGCGTGCGCCCTGATTTCGCAGGTGCAGCATAAGACCTCACAGATAGGCAGGCACCGATCCGAAAGGAAAGGCTATCCTTGCGCAAGCTAAATACTGGCGCTATATGCGGAGTCGCCCCGTGTCGGCTCGCTCTATGCAGCAAGTTACGACGAGCTGCTATCCGGAGCCCTTAAATACACGGCCAATTATGAACATTCTAACAGACATGAACGTCCTATACGACGCATACCTTGCATCGATGAAGGGCAGCGCATGGAAAGAAGAACCTCAGCGCTTCGAGATGAATTTTCTATCCGAACTAACGAGGTTATCAAGGGAGCTTGAGGATAGGACATATAAAACCAGCGAGAGCGCTACATTTATATTCAGAGAACGCGGTAAAGAACTCCTAATACATGGCGGCAGAATGAGAGACAGGGTAGTCCGTCATGTGTTATGTGACGAAGTACTCACACCAAGGTTAAAGCCCTACCTCATACACAATAACGGAGCCAGCCAAAAGGGCAAAGGGATATCCTTCGCAAGAGAGAACTTCGAGAAAGACCTACACAACTATTGGCTTGAACACAGGAATAATGACGGCTATGTAGGATTTGTCGATCTATCCAAATTCTATGACAATATGCAGCATGACAAAATCATAGAAAGCGTATGCCCGAAGATCCCCGAAGACGCCGCATGGCTTATGAGGGAGATATTAAAAATCTTCGAAGTGGATGTGTCATATATGACAGATGAAGAATACGCAAACTGCATGGCCACAAAGTTTGACTCTATAAAGTATCACATGGAGATACTGGAGGAGTTGAGAACGGGCAAGCGGTTCATGCGTAAATCTGTAGATATAGGAGACCAAGTATCACAAGACCTCGGTGTATACTTTCCGACGCCCATAGACAACTACGCAAAGATAGTACGAGGCTGCAAAAGATATGGGCGCTACATGGATGATATCTACATAATCGGAGAGACCAAAGAAGAGGTCAGATCAGTAATAGACGGAATCAGTAAACAGGCGGATAATCTCGGCCTGTTTATTAACGAGCGAAAAACTCACATAGCAAAGCTATCCGATACATTCAGATACCTGCAAATTAGATATACCTTGACAGACACAGGACGCGTCATACGCAGGATAGCGCAGAAGAACATAACACGCGAACGCCGCAAGCTCAAAGCCTATCGACATCTCGTAGATATAGGCCGCATGACCGATGAGAATGTAGAGGAATGCTTCCGTTCATGGCTCGGAATGCAGCAAAAGTATATGTCAAATATACAGATCATAAACATGATAAAGCTATATAAAGAATTATTCGGAGGAGAGATCACATGGAAAACAAACTCACGATTAAGCTATCTGACGGCACAGTGCTCGAAAACATCGGGCTGACCGGAAACAATTACATCTCAGAAGAGAAGATAGACGACTCTGTATTCAATGACGAGGCGCTCAAACACGTGACTATTGAGAATGTAGACACAGGAGATGTAGAAGAGCTCGTAAATCAGACGCTTGTGCAGAACATAGAATATAACGGCGAGTACTGGTTTATATTCCGCGAGAAGGGACAAGTAGAGCTGCTCGCGGAAAGAGTCGAAGAGCAGACAGCAATCATAGCAGACCTGCAGGAGCGAGTAGAAGAGCTCGAGAGCGGCTATCCTTATGTCATTGCCACTATTGACGCAGTAGACAGCCCGGGCGGAGACGGAGGCGGCCCTGATTTCACAGAAAAAGTACATATGAACAAACTGCCAATAAATCAGTTCGAGATCGGGCACGCTGTTATCGAGAACTTTGCCGTAGACGGCGAAAAACTCGGAACTATCACAGTCGAAGCCTGCGCGGTATATAACGAAGGCATAGCCGGGAGCGTAGGCGCGGATGTATGCGATAAGCTCGTAGGCAATCTCGAGATCACATGGAAAAAAGGTGATTTCAGCAACCTATACGCATATATCGATAATGAGACCGAGAGCCAGATCACACCTCCATACTCATGGGATGGCATTGTGATAACCATGACGGGGAAAGATGGGGAGTAGTCATGTTAGATGAATACATCTCAAAACTCTCATTACCGGAACTCCTCGGATTACTTACTAGACTGGTAGAAGAGATAGAGCTCCGAGCAATGGAACTAACAAGAGAAAAATGAGGTAAAACAAATGGAAATAAGACTTGAATACGCCGTAACCATCTTCGTGGCGATCTTCGCCTGTGATGGCTTCTGGTCATACGTTAGATATAGACTGGAGAAGAAGGATGCAAAGACAAAGGCAATCCTAGCGCTGCTTCACGATAAGATCTACTACCTATGCGAGAAGCATATGCTCTCAGGAACTATCTCTATAGATGAGTTTGACAATCTGACATATTTATATGAGCCATACAAAGAGATGGGCGGCAATGGTACATGTGAGCACCTATACAATGAATGCAAGAAATTAAAAGTAAAAGAGTAGGAGGACAGATATGGATATGGCAATCATAAACACTATGATAATACCGATAATAACAATAGCGTGCCTATGCATAGGCTACGTGATGAAAAAGTGGATGCCGCAGGATGATAAATACATTCCTACGGCATTATTCATACTCGGGGCAATCTTTGGAGCTGTATACTTTGGAATCAGCTTTGAAGGCATCGTAAAAGGCATGGTCTCAGGCCTTGCCGCTGTAGGGTTGCATGAAGCATTTACTCAATTCTTAAAGCATCCTGCAGATGGCTTCGAGAAAGCACTCAAACAATTTGGAATTGAAGCAAAAGAATCAGAGGACATGCCGGAGGGGATAGGCGGCAGTTTCACACCGCTGCTATCCGCACCTAGCACCAGTGATAAGAACTGGATCCACACAAGCAAGGGCGGTTACAACTCCTGCATACTGATTAAAGGCAACAGCTGCCTTCCGAACTGTGTAGGCTACGCATGGGGACGCTGGCGTCAGCTCCTCGGAAGAGCACCGGCACTGTCAAGAGCGAATGCAGAGGACTGGTGGAGCTACGGAGATGGTTATAAGAGAGGGCAGACACCAAAGCTCGGGGCTGTAGCTTGTTGGAGAAAAGGAAGAGCTGGATATGGCGGAGACGGAGCCGGACACGTTGCCATCGTAGAGCATATAGCTGCT